CCTCATACTCCTCATCGGGCTCTACGTAACGACGCTGGTTTGTAAAGCGGGGCAGACGGAACTCTGTGAAGCTCTCCGTCTGCTGGGCGATTTTCTCAATCTCCTCCGCATCCTTCCACTCGGTCGCCATAACCGCAAAGGACTTCTTGCCTACCCACTTGCTTTCAGCCGCCGCAGTATTCCCTAGTTGGGGAAAGGCGTGGTCGCTGTTAACATCGGGCAGGGCAGGAGGTGCCTCCACGGGTTCCGGCTCCGGCTGGTGCCGGGGCACGTAGCGACGCCCGCTCCGGTGAGGAACAGGCGGTGGCGCAGTCCCGGGGTTGCGCATGTGAGGCGGAACATACTTGCTCGCCATCTTGTCTGTATTCTTCACCATATTTTTCACACGAAATCCGTTTTTCAAAACCAAAAACGAATTACACATAGTCAGTAGCTTTCAACTATCAATATAATGGTCCTGGCTATTTCCATCTCGGTAGCAAGTGCCGTTTCCGAACTAACGATTCCTCCCAAGACGGTCGACGTGCTTGAGTGGATTCGCAAGAAGTATAAGAACACCGGTATCCAGTTCCAGGGAAAGATCGGAGATCCCCTGAAGGAGACGAACTGGCTTTCCATCTTCGCGTGCCCGTCGGACGACGACGAAAACATTAATCAGCACACCCTGCCTTCCCCGTTCAACGAGGAGAATTACTCCGGCCCGATTGTAATCTTGTGTTCGGAATCGGAGGACCAGGATGAGTACGACGCCCCTGCTTCTGCTTACGTAAACTTGAAGCCTGACCACTACGAAACTCTGTATCAGGAGTGGACGTTTGCCGATGGTGAAGATGACGACGACCAAGTAAACGAAGAAGAGGGAGAGGATGGGGAACTCGAAGTTATTCCAGATGATGAGGATGACGATGAGGAAGATGCTGGAAACTCTCGGCCCACGTATACGTCCAAGCCCATCCAAATTCGCTCCGAGAACGTGTTTGTGGAATGTGCGATTCGCGAGAAGATTAAGGAAAACTTCAATGAAATTTTAGGGGACGAGGAGCTTGCCGACCAGCTTGAGGAATCACTGCTTCACGTGGTAAGTGACCAGGCCATCAAGGAGAACATGGACATCAACTGGAGCAACCGAGTGTTTTGGAACATGTATTGTAGCCGGGCCATTTCGCTCTATGAGAACTTGAAGGGAATGGACAGCTATGTTAAAAATTCCGAGAACTGGCTTGAGCGGCTCAAGAGCGGGGACATTTCGGTAAGGGCGTTTGCCGAAATGTCTCCCGTAGACCTGTGTCCCGTGCGATGGAAGGCGGCTATTGAAAAGATCATTGCGAGCGAGAAGAAGCTGTATTCCAAGAACGATAGCGCATCCATCTTCATGTGGTGCTCTGCGTGTAAGAAGAAGACGAAGTGCGACTACTATCAAATGCAGACGCGCTCGGCTGACGAGCCGATGACTACATTCGTGAATTGCCTGGAGTGCGATAAAAAATGGAAGTTTTAGAGACAGGAGTTGTGTTAGTAAAAATGCGCAACACAATGCGCGCGATCGCATCCGCAATGATTGTAGTAGGACTTGTTCTGCTATGTGTCGGGTTAACCATGACCATTTTGCTAGTTTAAAGTTTTAAGAGTGGACGTTTTGATCTATCAAATATGAGCAACTCAATAAAAGGTTTTTTGCTTGTAGTAGTTGCTATAGGAAGTGTTGTTTTTAACATTATGATGTTTCTATGATGAAGGAGTCGTATCTTGCGCTATAGTTACCTGCTTAGGAGGTTTTACGGCTAGCGCGGGCTTAGCAAGTTTCGCAGAAGGAATGGTTATAGTGATTTGTCTGGGAGTTTGAGAGCCGGAAACTCCCGAAGGCGTGGCCATCTCGGCAGAGTAAACGAAGATGGGATCCAGTCCGTTAGTGATTTCGGGCTTCTTGACGTCGGGAGTGCTTTCTCCAAAGTTCTTTTTGAACTCGTTGATGATTGGATCCGGAATTTGAGGACTCGTTTCCTGAAGGCGATCGCACTGATCGCGAACCACCTTGAGCATATCTTTGGCGGCAATGCGCTCTCCGCGGGGCATCGCAAGTTCAATCATGATGAAGCGATAGACCTTTTCGTAAGTCATGGCGGCGATGCGATGGGACTCTGAGCGCTTGGCCCATCCAAAGTAGCTCGACACAGTATTCAGGACTCCAACAGATAAGCTTACTACGCCAATCGCAATACTGGCAGTCTGGGGGTCGTTGAATAAACTTTGCGAGCCGATAGACGCAGAGCCGGCGACCGTGGACATCACGATGACGGGTAGCGAAATGTAGGTGCTCAGTTTAGAAAACATCTTTTGCGACTTGGTGTGGAGCCAGGAAAAGCACAGGCACCTCTCTCCTTCGTCGGCCAGAACGCGTTCAATCTGAGAGTGCCAACTGACATCGCGACCTTCGTCCATTCTTTATTTTTAACGCATAAAAGTAATGGTCTGGGTGTATGAAGCCCCCTTAAAGAAAAAGGAGCAAGAGCTCCAAAAACACCTGGAAAAGGGTCTGAAAAAAGAATCAGAAAGGGTAGTTAAGTTCTTGAGCCTGATAGACTATTTGAACAAGCAGAAGTTCAAGTCCCCTAAAAAACTCAGGGAGTCGGCGTTTTATGACGCAAAGAAGACGCGCCCGATTTTCAGCGAGGAGCAGGCCGAGATGCTGGTGGGGACGACGAAAGGAGGCAAGAGCCCGCCGCACAACACAGTGGTGGACGCCAACAAGTCTAGCTACCCCATGACCGAGTACATCATTGATACGGCTGCTTCTACCGCAGCCAAGTTTGACCCCACACCTATTTCGCCCACCATCGGCAGGGTCTTTGGGTTCATAAAGACTCCCATAAAGTTTGCCGAAAGCACGTCTTTTGGACCGGTCGTAGAAATTGGAATTGGACTGGTTCACACGGCTTCCGAAATCGGGGTTACTTTACTAAATAGCATTGGACCCGCCGTAGGAGGCCCGGTGGGCATGGCGGTGGTTCTACCAATTTCAATGTTTATTGCTCTGAGTTCTTCGGCTCTGGCGGTTGCGGAAGGCGATCTGGGTCAAGCGGTGGTTCACGTAGTCAATGCGTTGCCGGTAGTGGGTCAGCCTTTAGTAAAGTTTATTACAAAGGGCGAGAGCATGAACCGACGGGTCCAGCGAATGAGCAAGAAGGTTCGGAAAATTCCGTTCATAGGCGAAACTTTGGCAAACATTAGTCCCAGAGTAGGAGGCCGAACAAGAAGACGGCGCCACCATTAATTTTGCGTTTGAATAAGTAATGGAAGGTGGCTGGTCGTTTTTTCGCTGGCTGTTTCGCCTGAAAAAGGCGGAAAAGAAAGTAGAGAAGGCTGTTAACACCGCAAAGGTCGCGGAACAGAAGGCGGAAGTGGCTCAGCAAAAGGCAAAAGAAGTGGCTGCTACTCCTTTGACGGATGATGATAGGGCTCGAATTAAAGCAAAGGCGAAGATGTTAGGTGATAAACAGAGAGCGAAAGAAAAGGCGGACGCGGAAGCTATCGCTGCCGCAAAGGCCTCTGAAGTTGCCGCCAAAGCTCAAGCCGAGCTGGAACGCGAAAAGCGGGAAGCGGCCGAAAAAATAGAGAAACTTATAGTTGAAAACCCCGACGAGGCCAATAAAGCCATGCGCGAAAAGATGGCGAGCGCTCTGGTCACCTTAAAGAGAAAGATGGCTAAGAAAGGGGGCAAGAAAGGGTCTAAAACGAAGCGTCGTCATAGAAGATAAATGGCCGACGCGACCGAGAAAGTGCGCGCGTCTTTAAAAGAGTGGGTTGCGCTCGACGACCAGGAGCGCGACCTTCGCCGCCAAATTAAGGAAATCAAGGACAAAAAGACACAAAACACAGAGAAAATCTTGGCCTTTATGCGCGACAACTCAGTGGACAACTTTTCGCTGGAAGGCAATGGTGTGGGCAACATTTCCCGCTCGGTTCGCACGTCTCGCCCGGCACTGAAGCGCAACGTAATTCGCACCCAGCTCCTGATTCAGTTTGCGGACCAGCCCCAGCGCGTGGCCGAAGCTCTGCGGGCGATTGAAGGGATTCCCGAGGGAGCAGAAGATATGTCGGTAGGCGGGACTCAGCGCGAGCTTCTGGTTCGCCACATCCCGCGGACGAAAACTACGATGACAATGACAACTTAGACAGAGCGTCTTTGGCCGCTAGTTGCTCAGCCTGCTTTTTGATCGTAGACGTTCCCTTGCCCATTTGCTTTCCCTTAGGGTCTACTGCCGCCATCGTGTATTGACCATCCGTAGACGACAGAATTACGTATGTAGGGGTGCAGTGAAAGTTGGCCTGGCAGAAGCGCTGGAACTGTTCCTTGAAGTTGCGGTTATTTAATAAAATTTTGGGGATGTCAATGTACTGCTCTACTAGTGAAATCACAAACTTATAAACTGTCCGAAAATCATTGTCGCTGTCTGTCCAGAGAGCGCCAATGAAAGCTTCCAAGATATCGCCGAGTTTTTTAGGGTTGGCGCGACCGTTACACGCATCTTCATTATGCCGCGAAATAATGTAGAACTTATCCAAACCAATTTTGAGACTCAGGGTGCCCAAAGTTTCGTTACATACAATTTCTTTTTTGAGATCGGTCATGAATCCTTCTTGCTCGGTGGGGAAGCGTCGCATCAAGTAAGTGGAAACGCTGGCTCCCAAAATAGTGTCTCCCAAGTGTTCCAGACGCTCATAGGATTCGTCGAACAGCTCCAAGCAGTTCGGAGGCCGATTGGCGAGCTGTATGATTTCGCCAGTGGGGCTCGTATACTCCTTGCGTTTCACATAAGAGGAATGGATCATAGCCGTTTGATACAACTCGATGTTTGAAGGAACAAACGGGCAATTATGTTTCTGGAGAATCGCTTGAACGTCTTTTGAGGCGATCAAGCGATTTTTTGAATTAAAGGGATTATAGAGCATTGGTGTTTCTCTTACTTGTTTTACTGCGTTTAGTTCGTTTTTTCAGAGTGCGGCGCCGTCCGCCCATCTCGGGTTCTGGCTCAGGAGCCGGAGCCGGTTCCTGTGGCTTTCCCTTGAATTTGAGTTTCAGGCCGGTGCGCTCGATCTTTATGGGCGTCGTTCCCAGCATCTCACTCAAAAGTTTGCGCCTTTCCACGGATTTCGGGTTTAGCCTCGCGCTACTCGGGTCGGGAGCAAAGTCCTTGGGTTTTTTCGCAGGGGTTTTTTTGGGTCTTTCCAGACGGTTCATGATGCTTTTGTATCTGTCTAATAACTGCCGCATGAGCTTGGTGGTGTTTTGGGAACTGACGCAGTTCTTGAAGCCGGCCAATAATACTGCGTGGTAGTCCCGCCCCTCTCTGTGAATGTAGTTTAAGATAGGATCCACTATTTCGGCTTTTATGACGTCTGCGCGACCCGCTTCTACAATGATTCCGGGAGTGCACGACCTTTCCCGGTCGGTAATATCTTGGAGCATGGTTTCCACGTTGGCGCGGTTAAACATGAACTGGGGGCGCCCGTTTTCATCCACAAACGTTTGCAGAAAAGAGTTGCCCGACTTAATGCTGTTACAGCAACGGTGGGCCCACTTGTATTCTAGTTTCATGGCCTCGTCTACGTCGTAGCCGTCTTGCCAGAGCCGGAGGAAAAAGACTCCCTGGGCTACCGGCAGAACGTGGTCGCAAGTGGGTAGTCTTTGCTCGAGCTCTTCGTAAAACTCCTTGTCGCAGATATAACACTTTGCCTGCTCCTCGGACGTCCCGATAGTTTCGTTACACTGCTCGGACGCCTCGCCCTGATCCCAGAACCCCCGAGCCCTGACATCAAAAATCCGCGAAAAAATGGCTTGAAACATAATGCTCGCAAACACGCGCGAAGTAGGATCCACCTGTTTTACGTGCTCCGGTAATTCCTCATAAGTCGTGGCTTCTAAAATATCCCGAATGATCTGCGAAGGGTTCTTTACTTTTTTTATTAACTTCATTGCGTTTTTGGAAAGCGGTACCATCTTTGCTCCACCCGACTGCCCTTCCATCGGAGGAAAAAGCCCAATTTCTATAAGTTCCCGAATGTTCTTTTCAACTATTGCCTTATCCACCTTGAAAAAATACTCTTCTACAAGCATTTGTACCTCGGGATTTTTCATGTCGGAAACCAGACCAAAAAATAGGTCTATATCTTCTACCGTTTCCAAAACTGGTTCAGGTTCCGGCTCCGATACCGGTTCAGGTTCCGGCTTTACCTCTTGCCTCTTATAGGTTTCAATTGCCTTTTTAAGGGCTTTTATGTCGGCACCCAAGTCATATTTTTTAGCAGATACCCTGCCTCCCACTAACATTATTAGTTCTCAATACTCTTTTTAGTCATCGCGAACTGTGCGACTGAATGCGAACTCGTCCGAAACAAGCTTCTTGCTCTGCTCCTTCACGATAAAGTCCATACATGATTCGGCGCCCGGGAACTCGTGGTTGTCAAAGTAAGAAACCAGGAGCTCAGCCAGATCTTTCTTGGAAAGGCTCCAAGGCTTCTTCCAACCAGGACGCTGAATCTTGATTGACGAATTGTCGTCGTTGATGCGTAGTTCAGAAACCTCGTTGAACTGGGGTTGCTTCACAATCTCGCCAAGCTCAATTTCTAGAGAGCGGCGCTCCTGACGCAGGTCATAAACCTGGTTATTCAGGTTGTGCAGCTTGTTGTCCACATCGCGATAAGTGCGAATACAGAGCTTGAGATTGTCCATCTTTTTATGTGAAACTCTGCGCAAATAACAAATTCCGTTTTCTAGATAAGGATGGATTCTCGGGAGATTGAGAATTTGAGAAAGGTTTATAACCGAGAACACCCTAGTGAATCCCCCGTTCCGAAAGACGACGCAAGGAAGGTATGGAAGTCAATTCAAAAACGCTTGGCCAAAAAGTGTCCTGGCGGTATTCCCCAGTGCGTTTTGAACTCCATGATCGTAAAACCGGGCGCTCCCTCTTCGTGGGAGGCTGACCCCACTGAATGGCTTTCATCTGCCGACATAGACAGGCTGGAGAATCAGTACGCCAAGGTTTTTTCCGAATACAAGTATTTGGGATGTATCCCCATGGACTTTGACAAGCAGTCTTCCCTGGGAACTTGCTTGGTTGATTCGCTCTGTTCTTTAGACATCGGCGATATTCACAAAGAGGGATACAAGAGCATAGGCATAGTATTCAATACCGATGTGAGCACGGGTCCGGGCCAGCACTGGATCGCCGTGTTTTGCGACATCTCGCCCGACCTAGAGTATCCCCGCATGACTTACTTTGATTCCTATGCCCACGCCCCTGAGCCTGAAATCAAGCGACTTATGGTCCGGTGGAAGCAACAGTGGGACGCCTTGAAAATCCACAAGAAGGGGATGGCCCTGTCTTACAACAAGACCCGGCACCAATACCAGGACTCGGAGTGCGGAATGTATTGCCTCTATTTCCACTACTGCTGCCTGATGGGCCTGCCGATGGGCAAGCGTGTTCCGGACGAGTTTGTGAGGTGGATGCGTGGTTCGTTATTTCGTGTTGGTAAGAAATAATGGAGTCTGTGGTTCCTCCGTGGGCCCAATACGGCTTAATACTTGTCTTTGTTGTTTCCCTAGCTTACGCCCTGTGGGGAGCTACTCGCCCCTCCCGCGAAAAAGCCTTGGCCAAAGCCGAGCCCATCTTTAAAACCTATCCCAAGGTGACCCGTCTTGCTCCGCTCGGTTGCCCCCAGCCTTCCACCTACAGGCTATGCGACTATTATGCGGCCTCATCTTCTTATTCCGTATTTCCCGGCTCCGAAATTTATGACTACATTTCCGACTCTATCCTGCCCTTAGTCATTAAAGCCGGACCCCGTATGGTAGAACTAGATATTTACGCCGACGAGGACAAGAAGCCCGTAGTAGGCCTCAAGAACCAAAAGCTAGGAACCGACTACGCTTTCAATACCGTGCCATTCCAAGCCTGCTGTATCTCCATCGCCAACAACGCCTTTAATAGCATAGTGAGCCCTGTTTCTAGTGACCCTTTCATCCTGAGCCTGGTCTTCCACACCAACATTTCCACGACTATCAACGCATGCGCCGAAATTCTGAAAACCACGTGTCGGCCTTACCTCTTTGACTACAACTTTGGATACCAGCGCCGCAACCTTGCGATCGAGCCCGTATGTAACCTCCAAAACAAGATCATTATTGTGTCAGGAAAGGAAGTCCAGGGCACGATGATGGAAGAGATGGTTAACCTGTCTTGGGCCACAGCCAACCTGCGTCGCCTCACCTATACCCAGGCATCGCAAACGTATGACAGCGAAGAGCTCATTGAATTCAATCGCGACAATGTCACCATGGTAGTCCCCGATACCGGCACGGACTTGGTGAACTATAATCCGGAAATATTGTTCGCGTATGGGTGCCAGTGGAACATGATGTCCTATGGATCGCCAGACACAATGATGGAATTGTATATAGGTCACTTTCAAGAGAACAGCTTTGTAATCAAGCCCGAAGCTCTGCGCGCCAAAAAGCCCCCGCAACTGAAAACTCCGACCATGCCCGACCCCGTCGTCTCCTTCCAACCCATGCAGCAAATCAGTCCCATCTACAACATCACCGTTTGAGCATAAAATCTCGCCGGAAAGTAAATGGCGAACCCCTGGCTCACGCACGTAAAGTCCACGATGGCGAGCATGAAGAAGGACGGCACCTACCACAAGGGTGACGGGCTCAAGAAGGTGATTATGGAGGCGAAGAAGACGTATGGCGGCAAGAAGACCCAGCGTCGCAAGACTCGCCATCGCAAGACTCGGCGTCGTCAGCATTAAAAAAATTGAGTATAGTTAACATATAAAGGAAATGGGCGGTGGTCTGTTACAACTTGTCGCATATGGAGCCCAGGACGCGTACATCTCCGGCAATCCCCAGATTACCTTCTTCAAGGGGCTTTACAAGCGCCACACGAACTTCGCGATGGAGCCTTTCCGCGTCAACTTCGCTGGCCAGGCCGCGTGGGGAACCAAGCAGTCGGCCGTCATGGGCCGCCATGCCGACCTGATGTTTTCCACCTACCTCGAGGTCGTGCTTGCTGCCGGAACCTACAATAATAGTTCGTTTCGCCTTGGCTATAACCTACTCAAGTACGCCGAGCTAGAAATTGGCGGGCAGCAGATCGACCGCCTCTATGGCGAGTTCCTCTTCCTGTGGGACTCTCTGACGCTCAGCTCGGCTAAGAAGGAGAACGCATATTACATGGTTGGTGGAGGGGTGGGAGAAGGTCCCCAAACAATGGGAGGTCTCAACGCGTGCTACGCTAACGGACACGATGGTCTGCCCACCACTATTCTTTACATCCCCCTCTACTTTTACTACACGCGCAACCCCGGCGCGGCTCTGCCTCTTATCGCACTTCAGTACCACGAAGTCAAGATTAATCTGCTGTGGAACAAGGCGGAGTTTATTGCTGGCGACTTTAACAATGCTTCGTCACTCCGCACACCGATCCAGGCTGCCATCTATGTGGACTACATCTACCTGGACACCGAGGAGCGTCGCCGCATGGCCCAGCAAAGCCACGAGTACCTGATTGAGCAGACCCAGTATAACGAGGACAAGGGCATTTCCTCCTATAACAACCGCATTGACCTGACTTTCAACCACCCTGTCAAGGAACTCATCTGGGTGGTTCAGCCCTCTTACTATACGCAGTGCGACATTGCCAAAAAATTTGGCCGGAGCGTTTTATATCCGTTTTTGTATAGTGGATCACCAGTTTACGAGCAATATATCCAGATTAATGGACAGGATCGTATGGCGAAGCGCTATGGCTCGTACTTCAACCAGGTTCAGCAGTTTCAGCACCACACCGGGGCTACTAGCCAAGGCGGCATCTACTGTTATTCGTTCGCGCTGCGCCCCGAGGAGCACCAGCCTTCCGGCACCTGCAACTTCTCGCGCATCGACACGGCTACCATCGTGATGACAATCTCAGGCGGCGCTAATACCGAAGAGTCGACCGATAATACCAGGGACGTCCGCGTCTACGCTATCAACTACAACATCCTGCGCGTCATGAGCGGCATGGGCGGGCTCGCGTTCAGCAACTAAACACTAAGCTGATATAATATAAATGGTCGATGTAATCATCGGGACCATTCATATTATTTTTTCATTTGCGATTTCCATATATTCTCTGTGGCGACGCCCTTCCTATGACTTTCTTTACCTGCTTTACTTCCTGCTCCTAAACATTTCCTGGATTCTGATGAAGAACGAGTGTGCCGTATCCTACCTTATCAAAACTTTGGAAGACGATTCCTATAAGCTCGGCGAGAATCTTGAGGTTGAAGACTACCAATCAGTTCTGGGAAGCAAGGGGGCTTCCGCTTTCCTGAACTTTATTTTGTTTATGTACGCTTTCAACGTCATGTTTGTTCTGCTAAGAGGACAGCTTCCAGCTAAGGTAAAAATGTTTGTTCTTGCTTCTTTGGTGTCTTACTTGGTCTACATTTTTTCACTAAGGAGTCAGCTTTCTTTAGAGGCAAAAGACACGATTGGTCAGTTTCATTTGCTCATAAGTTTTGTTACTTTGCTGAAGCTACCATTCCATTAGCACGTCCTCCATGCGACACGCGGAATCCTCCTTCTTCTCTTCTTCCTCGACGCGAGCGTTGGCAGCTGCCAAGTCTGCTGCGAAGACTGAAACATCCTCCTCGGAACCTTCTGGCAACTTGGTCTCGTCAACCAGAATGTCCACAAAGCCAGTTCCGCAAGGAGGCTTCTGCCCGAACATGATGTTGGCCGAGACGCCGCGCATCGTGTCCATTTCGCCCGTCAGCGCCGCATTAAAGAGGTGCTTGGCCGTCTCCTCGAACGAAGAGCGAGCAAGAATCTCACTTTCGGACTTGGTCATGCCGAAGCGGTCAGCCTGAAGAATCATGCCCGGAAACGTCATGGTGTCAATAAGCGTAATCATGTGGTGGTAGTTGACGTACTCGGCGCTGAATACCTCCATGAACTCTTCGTAAAGCATGACGCGAGCCGTCTCAATCCCAAACACCTCCATGATTTCGTGGACGTCATTAGAGAACGAGCGGAAGGGGTCGGTGTTGGGGATGCGGGACAGGTCTAGCAGGTTAGTGCCTTCTACGTCGAGGACATACTGCTTGGGGGCTACGTATCCGCCCACAGCCTCATCATACAGGAGCTCCTTGGCAATTTCGCGGGGGAACACGCGACCCACACCGTCCACGCCGGTAATGACAGTGTCCAGAAGCTTCTCTTCAATGAAGCGGAGCGACAGGGCGTTTTTTATGGTGTCGGTGCCGAAGACTAGGCGCATAACCATCTTGCCGGGCGAATTGGTATCGGAGTGCACGCAGGAAAGCACGCGAAGAACCTTGTTGTTTTCCAGACTCACGGCGATCTTGGTCATATCAACCACGTTGCGAGCAGCCATCTCCATCGTGTCAAACTCCAGCCGCATAATCCAGGGCGATGCGCAATTGTTCCCCTGCGTAATAGAGAACTTCTCGTAGGAACGCAGGATCTCGCGGTCGTCCTGGACCACCGAGTCGGAACTCAGGGGATTGGGATCGTAATAGATGCGGACGGACTTGGTGATGTCGCGCACGGTAGTTTTCTGAATCTCCTTCATCTTTGAAATGGCGGCGTCCTGCGACCCGGAAATTGAAGGGTCCAAATACACCACGTTGCCGGGATTCTTGGGGTTGTGGGAGACAGACAGGAGCTCAATGATACGCGGCACTCCCTGCGTCGCGTTCGCCTTGGCGGTTCCGGCTGAGTGGAAAGTGTTCAGAGTGAGCTGGGTCGTCGGCTCGCCAATGGACTGGGCAGCCAGCGTTCCAACCATCTCGCCCGCGTGGACACACGCCTTGATGTACTTGAACTGAATCTCACGCATCACCTCGTCAAACGTTTCCTTTGAGAACCGCAGGCTGATAATAGACTTCTTGGGAGCCAGGTAGAATCGAAGCAGGATGTGGAACACGATGTTGTGGCGCATCCAGGGCTGGTTACAGAGCTTTTCTAGTTCAGCGACCACATAGGATGGGGTAAGCGCGGTCTTGGTCGCATACGGATTGTTGTAGCGTTCCACGATGCGCTTGAGGTGGACGGGGCACCGCACCTCGTCCGTCTTGTTGAAGCGGAACACGTCGCGCACCAGCAGGTCGCGGTCCTTCAAGATTTGGTCTACGAGATCGGGGGCATCCACAATTTCGCCGGAGCACACGGACTTGAAGTCGTCTACCGAGGCGGCAAAGTCTTTGTAGATCGCCTCCATGGTCATGGTGCCGAGCAGGCAAGGCTGGACTTCCACGCAGACGCTGTCAATGCCGTCGCCGCCATACCTGAACTGGACTATGGACCCGTTCACGTTGCGCACCGTGCCGTCGTATTCTACGTGAAGGTCCTCCATGGTTTTCACGAGCTTGCGCTGAATGTAGCCGGAGTCCGAAGTCTTTACTGCAGTGTCAATCAGACCTTCGCGACCACCCATCGCGTGGAAGAAGAACTCTGCGGGGCGAATGCCGTTGATGAACGAGTTTTCTACAAAGCCGCGCGATTCCATGCCGTCGTCAAAGCGAGCGAAGTGAGGCAGGGTGCGGTCCTGAAGCGTGTACTGGATACGGCGACCCCCGATCAGCTGCTGCCCAAGCAGCGCAGCCATCTGCGTGATGTTCAGCTCCGACCCTTTAGAGCCCGAATCTACCATCTGTCGCATGCGGTTATCAGCCGGCAGGCTCTTCATCAGTTGACTGGAAATTGTGCCGCTGACTTCTTTTAGGCTATTGCTGATCTTGTTCTCGAGCTCCTCGCCATCCGGACGCCCCGAGTTGTTCAGGAACGTGCCCGAGTGAACGCTGGACATGATGTCCGATACTTTGCGATGAGCTTCGCTTAGAGCGTTCTTGATGACTTCTTCCGTCTCCGCGTTGGCAATAAGGTCAGAGGGACCCACCGAGAAGCCGGTAAACAGGTTAAATTTGGTGACAATGTTCTGGATGTCGTTGATGAGTTGACCTGCGCGCTTGGGTCCGAAGTCGTTATAAACTACGTGGAGAATGCCCTCTGAAGCCGCACCGAAAGCACCCTTCTTAAGTTCGCCCTTTATGAGTTTGCCATCCTTCAGGGTAATGCGCCCATTGAAATCCATCAGCGGAAACACCGAGGAGAAGATTTCCTGTCCGGTAAGGGGTTGGTTGGTGCGTTTGTATGAGGACAGCGGCTTCTTCATGCGAGCCATGATGTTCATCGCGATGTGTTCGGGCACTCGTACGTGCGGCTTGCCGATGCGATAGGTTCCCGTCATCGTGTCTTGGAAGAGCTGGATGATAGGCGAGCCGGTGCGTGGCGAAATGATTTGGCGAAGCACCGAAGCAAGATACTTTAGTTCCATCGCCGACGCGATACTTTGGGGGACGTGCATGTTCATCTCGTCGCCGTCAAAGTCTGCGTTGTAAGGTCGGGTAGCAGAAACGTTGAGGCGGAAGGTGGAGTAAGGCAGCACTTTGATGCGGTGGCACTCCATAGAGCCCTTGTGAAGCGAAGGTTGGCGGTTAAACAGCACCACGTCGCCATCCACCAGGTGCCGATGAACGATGTCGCCCTCCTTGATATCAATTGTGTCGGGATTCACGAACTTGAGACTTAGGGAGCGATTGTCCTCCTTGAGAAACACCGACTTGGCGCCGGGGTATTTAGAAGGTCCGTTGCGAATGCTGTTGAGAAGGCGATCGCGATTGAAGCCAGTCACAATTTCGGGGAAAGTAAGGTTCATCGCGATTTCTTCCGGAACGCCCAGCTCATCCACGTCAATGTTGGCATCGGGCGTAATAACCGAGCGGGCGCTGAAGTCCACGCGCTTGCCCATCAGATTACCGCGCACGCGACCCGTCTTGGCGCCCAGACGAGACTTCAGCGTTTTCAAAGGGCGACCGGAGCGCTGGGCTGAGGGGGCAATGCCCTTGATGTCGTTGTCCACATAGGTCGCCACGTCGTGCTGGAGCAGTTCACTGAAGTTATCAATGATGTCGGCGGACGCACCCTTATCAATTTTTTCGCGCAGGCGCTGGTTGTTGCGCACGATGTCAATAAGTTTGTGCGTCAAGTCATCCTCCATGCGCTGATTGTCCTCCATGATTACGGAGGGGCGCACCGTAAGAGGAGGCACGGCGAGCACGGTACAAATCATCCAGTCGGGGCGACTGAACTTTGAGCTGAAGCCAATGAGGTCCACGTGGCGCGCGGAAATGCGCTGGAAGCAACGCAGGACCATCTCGGGCTGGAGGGGAATCGGCTCGGCGTCCTCGTCATACGTGAAAGCGCGCAGACGAGCCACTGTCATCTCCTCCTTGTCCACCTTTTTTACAAGTGGGGTGGCGCAGTGGGGGCACGTAGACGCAGACTTGAGTTCCTTAGTCTTGTAGGACGCCGACTTGTCGCGCACGGCATTAAAGCGGGCGATTCCGTAAGTTGTGGACTCGATCTTTTCCAGCTCTTCGTCAGGCAGATAGGGATTGCTGCAATTCAGGCAGACGATGGATAAAATCTTCATGATTTCGTTGATGAACTGGTAAAGGTAGACGGGGCGCGCGAGCTGAATGTGTCCGAAATGTCCCGGGCATAGCAGATTAGTCTGCTTACACGTGGTGCACACTGCCCCGTTCTCGATCACGCCGAAGCGCCGGTCAAATACGCCTCCTGACACCGGTTGGTTGGCTTGGTAGGTCTTGTCGGTAATGACTTCCACCACGCTGCGAGTGAGAATCTCAGCCGGGTTCGCGATACCGAACTGGACTCCAATGACAGTGTCGCCCATTCTTGTAATTATAATGTATTCTGTTTAGACTTGAATGTTCCATTTTCACCCTGCGACATTCATACTAAGGGTCCAAAACTCGTCATCATTCAAAACAGCCGCGACCATTTCGCTGGAAAAGTAGTTGTAAAGACTCATCGTCCACGCTCCGAACTCGGGACCCAGTCTCTGCTTGAACTTTGCTTTGTCCTTGATTTTCATGCGCTTAATATCGTGAAAGACGCGGTGACAAACTTGTTCGGTCTTGTGGTGGTCGGCACTTTCGTCTTTGAGTCTGCGAACTTTAGAATACCACTCCTCCATTTCTTATTATATTAGAATAATGAGCCTCCGCTTGAAAACCCTGCGGCGCTCGCACAAAAAAGAGAAGAAGTGGGACGCTGTCTTTGAAAAGAACGGGCGCGAGAAGGTCGTTTCGTTCGGACAAAAAGGATATTCCGACTACACAAAACACAAAAACAAGACTCGCAAGCAGCGTTATTTAAAGCGGCATGCGGGCATGGGCGAGCACTGGACGCAGCCCGACACCCCCGGTGCTTTGGCAAAGTGGATTCTGTGGAACAAACCCACCTTTAAAGCAAGCGTGGCTGACTTTAAGAAAAGATTCAATCTATAGTTTAGACGCACCAAAAGTAGTAAGGTCAGTAGCTTACCGGAGCGGTCAAACGGGGGGGACTTAAGATCCCCTGGCTTAGCCTTCGTGGGTTCGAATCCCACAGCTACTACCGGCGATATCGTCTAACGGTTAGGATAGAGGGCTTTCATCCCTTTGGCCCGGGTTCAACTCCCGGTATCGTCACGGAACAACGACCAAGCCTCCCCGCGGCTGTTCTGGAAATTGCTTTCCGTGAAAAGCAAGCCAATTGGTC